CACGACTACTACAAGGCGGAGAACGTTTTGGTGATGAGCGACACGAGGTCCCGTATTATCTTCCGTCCGGTGGACGACTATGAGCGACTGCGCGGCACGAATCTGGCCTGGTTCGGGTTGGATGAGTTGACCTACACGGCGCAGGAGGCGTGGCTGAGGCTGGAGGGGAGGCTGCGGGACCCGAAAGCGAAGCGGCTGTGCGGATTCGCCGCCTGGACCCCCAGGGGCTTCGACTGGGTGTACCGGCGTTTTCTGCAGCAGCGCGTGGACGGATACGACGTGACGTTCGCCGAGCCATACGAGAACCGGCACCTGCTCGACAAAGTTCCCGACTACTACAACCGACTGAAGCAAAGTTACGACGAGAAGTTCTTCGAGCAAGAAGTGATGGGGAAGTACCTCAATGTCATCGACGGCCAGGTGTACTACAGCTTCGACAGGGCGAAGAACGTGGAGGAGGCGGTCATCGACCTAACGCTTCCGCTCCGATGGGCCCTCGACTTCAACGTGGATCCAATGTGTTCCGTGATCGCGCAGGTGCGTGACGGGGTGGTGTACGTCCTGGAGGAAATGAGCATGAGCCGTGTGACAACGCCGCAAGTGTGCGAGCAATTCCTGAACCGGCATCCGTCCCACGTGGCAGGTGTCGTGATCTACGGAGACGCTTCCGGGAGCAGGCGGCAGACCACCGGCCACAGCGACTTCGAGATGGTGAAACAAGCGCTGTACGAAAGCGGCCACAAGTCCGTCAGTTACAGGGTTCCGCGCAGCAACCCGGACGTTCGGGAACGGGTGAATCTGGTCAACGCAATGATGCGGTCAGCAGGCGGGGAAGCCCGGCTTCTGATCTGCGCGAAGTGCACGGAGCTGATTCTGGACCTGGAGCAGGTAGCCTACAAGCCCGGCAGTTCCGTGATCGACAAGGACAGAGATCCCCGGAGGACGCACTTGTCCGACGCGTTGGGGTATCTCATCTGGCAGGAATGCAGGCCGCAGGGGCGGGCCGGGGAGCGCGGCCAGCGCCTCGTATAGGCCGCCGGAGAGGGGAGGACGCACGACAGTGTTCGACATCGATCGAGAACATCCCGATTACACGGCCAAGAAGGCCACGTGGAAGAAATACAGGGACCTGTATGTGGGCGGGGAGCAATTCAAGGCCAACGCGGCCGAGTACCTGATCAAGCGACACCGGGAACCTCTCGATGTGTACTACGAGAGGCTGTACCGGGTCTTCTACGAGAACTACCTGGGATCGATTGTGGACTGGTACGGGGCGACGTTGTTCCGGCGGGAACCGATTCTGACCTTCCAGGGGCCCAACGAGGCGGGCAAGGCGTTCTACAGCGAGTTCGTCGAGGACTGTGACCTGCGGGGTTCATGCCTCTCGGACTTCTATCGCAAAATCCTGGTCGAGGCGCTGATCTCGGGGACGGCTCACGTGCTCGTGGACTTCCCGCGCTCCACCACGCCCGCGGCGAACCGTGCCGAGGAAGAGGCCGGGGGGCAGGCCCGGGCCTATCTGGTGGCGTGCAGTCCTCAGGACGTGATCAACTGGCGACACGACGACCACGGCAACCTGGAGTGGATCGTCATCCGGACCTCCAGCCTGAGCCAGGGCGAGCCAGGAGGGGGCGCGTGGGTCAAGGAGACGAAGTGGCTCTACTACGACAAACAGGAGTTTCAGACCTACCTTAGAGTCCAGGGGCAACAGAAGGACAGCGAGCCACGGCTGGTGGACCAGGGGAGGCACGCGCTGGCCAAGCTGGGCAAGGTGCCGGTCTTCCCGTTTCACATCAGCGAGGGGCTTTGGCTGGCGAACAAGGCAACCTCGCTGCAACTGGAGCACTTCAACAAGTCCAACGCGCTGGCCTGGGCGCTGACGATGGGGCTGTTCGCATCGCCGGTGGTGTACTCGGACCGGGAGTGGAACCAGATCGTGGGCGACTCCTATTACATACAGCTCGGGTCGGAGGATCGCTTCGGGTGGACCGAGCCGGAGGGGAAGGTCTACCAGATCGCGGCGGAGAACCTGAGCCGCCTGAAGGATGAGATCTACCGGGTCTGCTACCTGCTGACGCAGGCGGGCGGCTCGCTCTCCGGCGGTGCGGCCCAGTCGGGTGTGAGCAAGCAGCGGGACTTCACGATCACGCAGGAGGTTCTGCGGGCTTACGGAGACGCCGTCAAGGACAGCATGAAGCGGGTGCTGCGCGCGATCGAGGCGGCGCGGGAGGACGGGCTGTCCATCGACGTATCGGGGCTGGACGAATTCGACATCGGCGACTTTAGCAGCGAACTGGAGGACGCCATCAAGCTGCTGGGCCTGGGAATAGGGTCGAAGACGCTGAAGAAACAGATCCTGAGGAAACTCGCACTGAAGTACCTGTGCGACGTACGGCAGGAAACCAAAGACCAGATTGTCAGCGAACTGGACAACTGGTGCGAGCAGTCCTAACGCAAAGGAGAGGAAGGATGGAGCAAGCAGCCAAGGAGAACGCCGGAACACCGCTGGACAACGCGGCCGACGTTCGCGGCATCATCCGGGAGGCGATCGAGGAGTATGCGCGGCGCGAGGTGTCCAAGGCCGAGCCGGCCTACAAGAACGAACTGGTCGAAGAGCGGAAGCGCCGGGAGCAACTCGAACGCAGGGTGAACGAACTGATCCAGGAAAACGCGCGAAGCCGCCAGATGGCGGAGGAGGCGGAGCGCAACGCCACGGTGCGGGCGGAGTTGCAGCGGCTCGGGGTGGCGAAAGTGGACCTGGCCTTCAAGGCCGTCAGGGACGAAGTAAGGCGAGCGGAGGACGGCCGGCTGGTGGCGCTGAGCGAGAACGGCGCGGTCAGCCTTCGGGACTACCTCACGCAGTTCGTCAGCGAGAACCCCGAGTTCCTGCCGGCCCGCAACCTGGGGGGATCCGGCGCGATGACAGGCCCACGAACTTCAGCCCCGGCCAGTTCCACAGTGGACCTGGACAAGATCCGGCCGGGGATGAATCCTGAGGAGCTCGAGAGAGTTCGTCAGGAGATTGCACGACTTGCTTCCCAGACGCTGGGAGGGTAGTAGGACTAACAGCGGCTGCGGGAGCCGGAGTAACGCCCTCAGAGGCGGAATCAGAAAGGAAAGAAAAGAAAGATGCCAGCAGTAACATCTACAAACTTGGCGAACGCGATTGTCAAGTTAGTGGCGGTCGATGCCTTGCCCGCCCTGATGGGTAACCTTGTCATGGGGAACCTGGTCAATCGCGATTTCGAGCCTACGCTGGGCCAAGCCGGAGATACGGTGAATGTGCCGATTCCCCCGACGCTGGTTGCGAACAACCTGGCGGAAGGCGGGACGGTCCAGGCGCAGAATCCGAGCCTGGGCAACGCACAGATCGTGCTGAACACCCACGCGGAGGCGACCTTCCAGATACCGGACGTGACCAAAGTCCTGGCGGTGCCGGATCTGCTGAGGCTGTACATGCAACCGGGTCTGGTGGCTCTGGCCGAGAAGATCGAAAGCGACCTACTGGGCCTGTACGCGAGCTTCACGGCCAACGCGCCGGTCGGGACGAGCGGCGTGGCGATCACCGAAGCCGCCATTGACGGCGCCGAGACCGAACTGTTCGAGTCGAAGGTGCCGGCGAGCGAGCCGAAGTACCTGGTAGTCGATTCGGCCACTTACTCACAGCTTCGCCAGATTCCACGTTTCAGCGAGTTCCAGACGGCCGGTGAGGCCGGCCTGCGGGCGCTCGTGGAGGGTTCGGTGGGGAAGATCAAGGACTTCTACGTGTTCCGGTCGCAGTTCGTGAAGAAGACCGGCAGTGGACCGATCTCCACTCACAATGTGGCTTTCGCGCGCAGCGCGCTGGGCCTGGTCGTCCGCAGACTGCCGCAGCCCCTTCTCGGGACCGGCGCGATCGCCGAGTTCGCCGAGGCCGGCAACTTCGGCATGCGGGTAGTGATGAGCTACCAGCCGAACACACTGGCGCAGCAGTTCACGGTGGACGTTCTCTACGGCGTGGGCGTACTCCGCAACTCCTTCGGCGTCCAGGTCAACAGCTAGCGAGACAAGAGAAAAGGACTCCGGACCTCGGCTTCATGGTGGGGCAGGCTGAAGACCTGCCCCACTTTGGAAGCCGGGGTCCGAAGAGTTTTGGAGACAGAGATGAACCTGAAAGTGTACTACCAGAAGCTCCGCCAGGCGGAAGACGACCTCAAGGAACCGGAGGCGGTGGTGGTGAGCCTGGGCACCCCGGATGGAGGGCGTGCCGGAGTGCTCACGGAAGCGCCCAAGGCCGTGGCGGCGAAGCTGATCGTGGAGGGCGGCGCACGGCTAGCCACCGAGGAGGAGGCGAGCGGGTTCCGCGAGCAAGTGGTCGAGGCAAGGCGCAAGGCGGAGCAGGCGGCGGCCGCGAGCCGCATTCATGTCACTGTGGTCGCCGAGCAGCCGGACGAGAGCAAGAGGCAACGGGCGAAGAGCAAGAGCCCGCAAGACTGAGTTCGAAGCGGGGGCAAGATGGCACTATTCACCGACGGGACGATCTCGACTCTGGAAGACCTCAGGGGATACGAGAGCGCGATCTACGATGTGGCAGCTACCGAGCGCATCGACCTCACGCAGAAGCTGGCGTTGAGCCAGCTGGAGCTGGAGGTGGAACTGGTCACACGGCTGTTCCGGGAGAACCCCGAGGAGCTGCAACGCGTGGTCGTGACCGCGGCGCTTCAGTTGTGGCACACCTTCCACACGCTGGCCCTGACATACCGGGACGCCTACAACAGCCACCTGAACGACCGCTACCAGGGGAAGTGGCGCGAATACGAGCGCCTGGCCAGGTGGGCATCGGAGAATGTCCTGGCGGCCGGCGTGGGCCTGGTTGACGAACCGGTTCCGAAGGCGGTGCCACCTACGCTGAGCACCGCCGAGGGAAGCGCGGCGGCCGCTATGTACTGGGTGCGCGCAGCGTGGGTGGGCCGGAACGGTGACGAGGGATGCCCGAGCGAGCCCAGCGTGCTGGCGGCGCCAGAGAGCACGGTTCCGGTGGCGAACGTCACGGGAGCACCCTCCAACGCAACGGGCTGGAATGTATACGCGGGCGCCAGCAGCGAGTCGGAGCAGTTGCAGAACCCGGCGCCCATTCCGGTTGGGTCGAACTGGACGATGCCTGGGACCGGCCTGGTCGCGGGAAGGGCCGCCGGCGGGGGACAAGCGCCCACGTCCTATAAGCCGTTCGAGCGAATATTCCGGAGGGGATAGAGACAGTGGCTCAAGTCACCAAAGCAACCACGAGCCGGCTGGCGGCGATGCTTGGAAGCCCGACAGGGCTGACCTACAGCCTAGCGGCGATCGCGGAAAGAGAGAACGTCAGGCTGGGCGCCATCACGCCGCAGCAGGTGTTATCGCAGAGCGTGGCGCCCGAGCTTGCCGAGCGGACGGCCGGCGTGCAGTACCCGGTCTTCTACGCCTACTGCGAAAAGCTCACAAACGAACTGCGCGAGAAGTTTCGAGTG